TGCGTCTATGGTCGTGTCATCTGTGAAAGTCTTTTGACCCGCTATAGATTGATTAGTCGTTAAATCCACAAAGTTTTGGGTCGCTGAGCCAGTACCACCATTAGCAAGCGGTAGAACGCCAGTGACATCCGTTGTTAAATCTAAAAGCTGAGATACTATATCGCCAGAGCTATCAATGTATGCTGGTCTGTCAGCCGTTAAGCTGTCAAAGTTTGCACCTGCTTTAAAGTAGAGCTTTTGATTTACCGTTCTGTTTGACGTGTTAAGTTGTGAATAAACTAACGTGTGAAATAGTAGTGTGAATAACAGAATAAAATATTTCATTATGCAAAGTTCCTTTCTAATTCAATAAAACGGTCAGCGTCAGAGTCATAAATAAGTTTAAGAATATAATACTCAGCAAGAACAGCATCGCCATTTAAAATGCACCCACCTGCTGCATCGTTATTTGCTAAGGTAAGTGTATTAGTCGAGTCAGTACCTTGTAAAATTATAATCGATCTATCTGGCAACGTTCCAGTGAACGGAGTAGTTGACGCAGATTGTGCACCGCTATCTCCGCTAACTTTTAAATGCTGAAAAGAAACGTTTTGCACAGTAATTTGCCCTGCCGATGCGATAGCTTGATTGGAGCTTGACTCAATCGTCACGCTTGTCGTTGGTGCTGCTGCTTGAGAAAAGCCGTCAGTAAAATCTAAAATTCTAGCCATAAATAGCCCTCTTATTTTCCCATAATTCAAAGCTGTGCGGGTTATTGGTATCGTTACTTATTGTACCGTCTACTTCAAAAAATAAATCGTTGTTTTTGACCCAGCTCATAAATGAGTCAGGCGAGTAAGTATAACCACTAGCTGACATTTCCAATGTATAAGTTCCCGCTCTTAACGGGATGTCATTAGTAAACTCTAACGCTTTGTGTAGATAGGCATAAGTATTTGATGTGCTTAAGTCTGATTGAATATCTGCGCTTGTGAACGAAAGGCTTCCCAAAACATTGGATCCGCTTTTAATTGAAAAAGTAAATGTTCCACTAGGTGCAGCATACATGCACACAAACGGTCTTAAGGCTGAAATTTGGTAAACACGCGAGCCTGCAAGCGTAAAATCTTGCTCAAGTGTTGTTTTTAACTCTTCCACCAAAAGTACAGTCATTTTATTTGCTCGATTCTTATCATTCTTTTTTCAAGGTTTTTAAATCTTTCGTTTACAGTCTTTGCATACTCGTTGTGATCTGATCTAGTCCAGCGATCTAACGCGTTTTGCTTTATTTCAAGCTGCATAAATTTAATTTGCTCTTTTAAATCTTTGATTTGAATTGACAAAAATGACAATTCTTTGACAAAAAGTTCACTAGATTTGTCGTTGTTATAAATCATTGCGAAAGTACCAATAAGAAAAGCGACTGCAATGGTCGCAATCCCTTGAAGAAAAATGTTTCTACTTTCACGCACATTCATTTCTGTTCCTCTAATCTAAAAGACGTTGAATAAAAACCACCGAGACTTAGGACGATGTCAGGGACGCGAGTAAAGCGATAAATCCCGCCATATCGGTCAGCGTCATTGATAACTGAATCAAGGTTTTTAACTCGAACCCAAAAAGGGTTAACGGTCCTTGCGTAGTCATAAAAAGCCTCAAAATTCGCAACCTCGGTTTTATTCATGTTCTCGTAATTAACGTTTTCAATTTTCTTTTTCTGAGTAATATCGTCGATAAAAACCTGACCATATTCTGTTTGTCGAGTCTCAACCAAATCATCAACTTTAAATCTTATGCCGCTGTTTACACCGGTTGTTGTTATGTCCATTTTAGGACCAATAAAAACATTTGCAAGCTCGCAGTAACCGAGTGAACTGGTTATAACAAGTCTCCAGTAACGATAAGATTGCGTGCTTGATAGCTCGGTGATTCCTGTTCCATAAGTTGAATCAAAGCTAAAAGACTGTGTAAATGCTGGCGTCCCCCATGTGTTGGCTGTGTTGGCTTCTATTGTAATCGCGGTAAAACCAAAGCCAGTTTGCCAGTTTGGTGCAATGCAAACCGCGTCGACGTTTTCGGCTGAACCAAAATCAAAAACAACGTTGTCTGAGTTTGACGTTGAACGATAAATCTTTGTTCTTCTGTCGTCCTTAATATTGCTCGCAGGATATTGGGCGTTTTCTGTTGACGCTGTTATGGTCGCAGTTTTTGCCAAATTATTGTAATAATAAACTAAACTCATTAAGCACTAAACCCTTGTTGTCGTTGATCTCTGACCGCTCGCGCAATTTCTCGCCCATCTATTTCGATAACAATATCACCGCCCATGCCGCCGCCGTTTATTCCATTAAAAAGATTGGCCTGTTGGTCAGCGTTTAAAATCATTTCACCATCACGCGCTGTAATAGTTCTATTGTCACCACCCGTTGTGGCGCCACCACCAACAACACCACCATCGGCGAACCCTTGAAGTGTTGTCGCTGCAATTGTGGCAAGGGCAATGCCGCCTGCAATGTTTTGTCTCAAAACGACCGGCTCTGCAAACGTTCCAAGTTGCGCCCTTGCAAGCATGTTTGCTCTTTGGGTGTCTATAACGACTTGCGCAGCCGCAGCCGCTTTACTAATGAGAAATGCTGCTTTTGTCTCTTTTCCTGAAACCGCCGTTATCAATCCCGCTGCATTTGAGGCAATATTTATTTCGGCTTGTTTGTTTGCGAAATACGCTTGCTTGGCTTGTTCATCCAGTTTTTTCTTTTTTTCAGCCGCTTCCTTGTCTGCTTTTTCTTTTTTCTTGTTTGCATCTAAGTCGCGCTTAAGTTGCTCGCCCTTAAACTTCATATCTAGTTCAGCGAGCTTCTCTTTTGTTTTGGCTTCTTGTGCAACCTTTTCCTCGTCCTGCAATAGCTTAATTTCTTTTTCCAAGGCGTACTCTTCTTGTCGAGTAGCTAAGTCCATTTCTCGACCTTCTTTCATTGCCTCGTGTTGAAGCCTTGCAAGTTCGCCTTCTTTTGCAATCCTTTCCTTTTCTAGTGCTAGTAGCGTTTCGTTTTGCTGTTTTTTAAATTCAATAACTCTTGGGTCTGGCTTTGGTGGCTCTGGTGGGCGTGGCGGTCCAACAAACGCATCATCACTTTTTGCCGCCTCTTCTTTTTTGCGCTTCTGCTCATCAAGAATTTTGTTTATTTCTTGAAGCCGATCTTTCATGCCCTCAAGTCTCGCCTCTTCACTCGGTGGTAAATAGCTTAACCCTTCAAGGTGTTTAATTGATTTACCAAGCTTTTCAGCTTCCTTTCCCATGTCGGCAAGTTCTTGCGCTTTTTCCTCTGGCGTTTCTTCTAACGCCTCGTTAAAACTTTTAAGAGCCGACGTTGCAAGGTCGATGGCAGGACTTAACCACTTGCCAAATATATTACTGACCTTTTGCGTAGCCTCTGCCCATTGTTGTGAAAACGTGTTGGCATTTACTTCCGCTGCTTGCGTTAGTGCGTCAGTATTTTTCTTAATATCTGCAATGTTGCTCGCAAGTTTTTGTGAATTTTTACCAGTTAGCGCAAAGACTGCGTTAACCGCTTCCGTTCTACCTAAGAGTTCTTGCAGCACAAGCTCGTTGCCGCCTGTCGCTGTATTTAAATCCTCTAGGAATTTAGTTAAGCCTTTAGTTCTAAGGGCTGTTAGTGAGAATGCTTCCCCGACTTCTTTTCCAAATTTTTTGCCCGCATCGCCAGACTTTTTGAATAATGCAGAAAATAAAGCCTGTAATTGAGTTACGCGCTGCCCTGTTGATAAACCCTGAACGGTCATGGTTGCAAGCGCCCCGCCTAGATCTTCCAGTGAAACCCCGAGCCTTTCGGCTGACGGTAAAACCTGACCCATCGTTGTCGATAATTCTTGAATGTTTGTTTTACCAAGCTTCACGGTTGCAAAAAGAGTGTTCGCCGCTTGATCTGTGTTTATATTTTCCTGACCGTAGACGTTAACAATATCAGTCAAAACATCAACCGAGTCCGTTAAGTCTGCGAGACCACCAAGGGCAAGTTTATTTGCGCTATCAAGTAGTTTAACAGCCGCCGCGCCTTCTGCTGCGCCTGACGATATTACCTGATAAAATGATTCTGCTTGTTTTGTTTGTGTGGTTCCGTAGTTACCCGACAAGTCGCTTAGGGCATCAACTAAATCCTCGTTGAGCCTTTTTGATTCGGGTAGTAGGGTGTTAACTTCCGCAATTGCTTTTTCAAACTCAACCGCTGCGTCAGCCGCCCTGATAAAAGTATCCGAGACAAGCGTTAAGGCTTTACCCGCTAAGTCAGCCGCAAGGTTGCCCGCAAATGAAGCAACTGCGCCGTCTAGTTTTTTAAATGATTTTGCTGAATCTTTTGCGGTGTCGTCAATCTCTTTGGTGAGTCTATCTAAGGCTTTAAGTGCCTTTCTTTCTTCGAGAGTAATTTCAATTTTAACTTCGTTTGCCATTGCGGTTTACTCTTTCCCTTTTTTTTCTTTCGTGCTCATTCTTAGTATAAATTAATGAGCCAATAATATCCATGAACTGAACAAACCTATTTGGCATTTGCATTATATCACTTGAGTAAATCGTTCTGCCTCTTTCATACTCATGATATAAACTTATAAGGTTTGAAAAATACGAGTTTTTAAGATTGGTCGGGCATGTGTGAAAGTTGAACTTGTCTGGACTTCCTTCGTATTGCCAATAAGCAACCACGTTTTCAACAACCCCATAACAGCCGCGATCTTTTCTGTATTTTTCTTTCCTATCGCCCTCTAGTCTTGAAGCGCAGTTCTCGCACTTTAAATTGTTATTGGCCTGATAAAGAAACGTGGCAATTAGTTGCTTTTCTTCGCTTGCGGTCACTTCACTAATATTATAAAGCTTGTCGCAAACAGCAATTAAAGCGGGGTGTATTTCGCCGCCGACTAATTGCCTTTCTGCTTTTTTGAGACAACCTCTAGCTCAACACCTTCTGTTAAAAGCTTGTCAGGGAGTCCGTTGTGAATCTCGTAACAAGCACTCAGCATTGGAATAGATTGATCTAAATAAAGCAACTCACTAATGCACTCGTCTGTTAAATTACCGCTTGAATCAAACTCAAGCTCGTAATCCTCGACACCGTCAATGTCTTTAACGCCGTATTTAAGCATGAGAGTTTGTGTTTTAAACATGTCGACACGGTTTACCCCTGCCTTAGTTGTAATACACTCACTCATTTCCATTTTTTGTTCATAAGTAAAAGGGGCGAGGGTGAAAGTAACCTCGCCGACCTTAAACTTAATTCTGTCTGTTCTTTTTAAAATTTTAGCCAAGTTTGCCTCTCTCGCTATTAAATGAACCCTAGAAAAATTGAATCAGAACCGCTTGAACGGTGCGCTCTAATCGCTAGGTTTTCTGAAATAATCCCGTCGTTGTCTGCAACAGGAGATTCGATAATTTTCCCTTGAGGTATCCAGATTGCCACAACGTTTTGAAACTCGCCCGCTGTTCCGCTTGGGTTGTAAGCGTAAGCGAAAAATGAAACATCATCGTTGTCATTAAACTTATCCCAAGTTTTAGTTAGGTCTGAATCATCAAGGTACGGGTTAACATTCACAGAAGTTTGCTGATTTGTTAAGCGTGAAGCAACGCGGCCATTGGCGTCGCAGGCATCTTGAATATATGAAATTGTGTTTTCAATATTTAAACCAAGCTCTGTGTAAGACATTTTGTTCCCGTCGACCCACATACATGCTGAAAGTGCCACTGGCGGTAATGCATCACTAAAAGCTGGTGTCTCAGTTGCGTCAGCGTCAACACGCTCTAATGATAACCCTTGTACTGAAAAGTTAGCCGTTGGTACTTGACCGACCGCCCAATTCTCTAAACTCATTGAGGCTGATCTAAGCCCTGCAACTTGCTGTTGAATTGCTTGCGAGCCTAGGTTGTGTTCGGCTGAAAACGAGATTGAGTTGGCTGTGTCTGAGTAATAAGTTGTAACTTGAGCACAAACAACACCGTCGGCAGGCGCACCGTTTTCCAATGCAAAAGGGAAAGTAATACTTGTAGCGTCAGCCGCAGAAACGGGTCTGACTTCGTAGGCGCCACTGGATTTTACCAAGACCAAATCTCCGACCGCGAAATCATGCGAGGCAAAATTAATTACAGTTGAAGTATGCCCTGTCGAACTTGTTTGATCTGTTGTAACTTGTCTTTTACCACCTAAAAGCGATCTTAAAAGAACATCCATTGATTGAGGCGCATCGCCTTCTGTAGCATTTGCTTTAAACTCTACTGGAATTGTGCCAGTAACGTCCGAAACGCCCACCCTTGCGGCTTCTTGCTCGATCGTATCTGTGAGCAAGTCCCTTTCCAAAATTTCGCGCTGCTTATTCAGCTCAGCCCCCTCTGCTAAAACCTCAATGTATTCCGAACCGTCGCCCGCGCTGACCGCGTCATAAACCCCTTCGCTCGCCTCGGCTACTAGCGCGAGAGTTGATTCATTCTTTACAACACCGATTGCCATAATATCTCCTTAGTCTACCGTGTTTCTGTATTTGATAATAAAGTCTGCACTAAGTGAGACTATTTTGTTTTCTTCGTTTATTTCTGGTTCTGCAATAGAGTCTAGGTTGACTACTAAAACGATGCTCGGTAGCCCCGCCTTGTTCAAGTGCATAGCCTTAATAACCTCGTCCATTTTATTGTAAAGTGTTTTTACCCTTGTTTGCAATGTCGCGTCGTTCTGCGCGTTCGATTCGTAACCAAGCACAAGATCAACGGTAAAGGTGTGGTCAACAGTGTAAACGTTTGTTATTCCACTTGTAACACTTGCCTCTTTTGGTCTAACGCCAAACCTTTTTGAGTTTTTAATGGCATCATTCATTGCAATGTTGTAATTGTATTTGAGCTTGGCGAAACCAGTTTCGTTCTCAACCTCTAGTTCAATTGCGTCTAAAATTTGCTCTACTAAATTACTCATGCTCTATTTATCACCCTTGTTTGGTAATCCTGTTTTTCTTCGTCTGACTGTTTACCGTCGTTGTTTAGATCAATGCTTAAAAAATAAAGGCTATAAGAGTCGTTGAACTCTTTTCTGTAATCCATGTATTTTTGGTAATACTTATCCTCTGGCGAGTCTGAACGCTCATAATAAATCATAGATATTGCAAGCATTGTTGACGCTTGCCCTAGTTGGGATGGGTCCAACAAATCCCAAGCCGTAATTTCTTTAAAATAAAGAACGTTTTCGCCGTTTTCCTCAGTCACATAAACGCCCTTCCCTTGATTTCTAAGTCGCTGCATAATATGGTTACGCGCCGCTTGATGAAAGTTAACAAAAGAGCTTTCGTTTTCTGGATAAAAATCACTGCTAACCAGTGCAGGCTCGCGCTCTGAAATCATGTTGTCATCACTAAAGAGAATGTTTATTCCCTTAATTATCATTTCCGTTGTGTCTGAACCGACCGTAAATTCATACCAAAAAAGCTCTGTTGAGTTTATTGTTGTTTTTGCTTCGTCTGTCAGGTTTCTGTCAAAACTTATAAACCCAGAACGGGTAAAAGCATTGGTTTCTTCATGTAGGTTTGTGACCGCTGTAAAACTTGAGCCGTTGTAATATTTAACGCTTAATGTTGTGCTTGTGCTTGAAGCTTCGTCAAGTTGAACATAAATCTGATTAATAGGCTTTCTAAAGCCGATGTAAATAGCCTCACTAGACGCGAGCGTTATCGTTGCAGAATCTCTTAGGTAGCTAAATAACTCGTCAGAATAATCCGTGTACGTTGAAACACCGTCGTAATATTGAATAGTGAGTTTTTCGTTTAGTCCGATCATTCTTTATCGCCTACCTGTTTCTGCCCGTTAAGGTGCTATCTTCATTCCCCAAGGTCTATCTTCCCGCCGTTTTTTCGTGCATATTCTAAAACGTCAATTTCATAAAGAGCCATGTACCCGCCCTTATGATCTAATTTAATTTGGTAATCAAAATAAAAACCATGTTTCCCGTTATTATCCAGCATTAACTGAACTAAATCAGAGTATTTTTTAGCAGTTAATCGGAGTTTAACTTGAGTTAAATTTTTTTCCATAAATAAAAAAGGGGGGCCGAAACCCCCCTCGTTAACTATTAAGTCTCAGTTGTGTGAACAGTTCTTTTACCACCGTCAAGGACTTCAAAACCTGCAATATAATCTAGTGAATATCTCATCGCTAGGTTGCTAAGGTCTTTATCCATGTCAAGTTCAGTAGGTTGCTGAACAGCGTAACCAACCGCGCTTGGGTGCCATGTAACCACTTCTGCAGAAAATACATTAGAAACAACAACTTTCATTCCGAATAATTTTCCGATTTCACCGTTAACAAGACCTTCGCTTGAACCGTATTTCTCAGCGTGAATAAAATCTGAGATAGCAAGCATATCTTTTTCTTTGTCTGGACCAATACCCATGTAACACTCACGCGGGTCAATGTTTTGAACCATAAGAAGACGACGAGCTTCAAGAACGTCAACCAATTCAAGGTCGTTGTTTGAGGTGTCGTTGAACTTGATTTCATGATCTGGCGCAGACGCAGACGCTAAAGCAAGTTCAGTTTTAATTTTATTGTCCATGTCTAAAGCAAGTGCCTTAGTCGCCTTCATGATTTGATCTTCAACAATTGCTGGAACAGCCTGCTTGTTAGCGATCTTTTCAATTAGGAATTGGATAACTCTGTGTTGGTCAAGTGTGATTGTATCACTCGCGTACGTCACAATTTGAGAGTCAACCGAAGTATTCTCTGATTTGTCGCCAACGGTGAAACCACCCGAACGAGGAACTTTAATCGAGTTTGTTCCTTTAGTTGCCAGATAAGAATAATCAGTAACTAGAGGTAAAAGTTTTGATTCCTGAATAAGGAATTTTTGAATCAGATTTGAGACATTGGATAATGCCGCTGCGCTTGATTCTGTTACGCCAAATAATGCGTCAGCCATAGTATTTCTCCTTGTTAGCTAAATAGTCCCTTAATGGACGCTGAAAACTTTTCTTTGTCTGATAAAGGTTTCTCTGGTGGCAGGTCGGTCGGTGTTCGATTTATTTGCTTCTTAACACCTTGCGCACTAAAGAAGTGTGGTTTTGATTCTCTCATTACCTTAACAGCTTCCTTGATGCTTTCCTCATCTACTTCCATTGAGTCTTCATCATAATGCACCATGTCTTTTACCTTAGGGTGCATGACCAGATCATCAACGTCTACTGCATCTTTCGCGTGTTTGCTCAACAACAACTTAACATCGCGTTTAATGCGTTCGTTTCGCTCTTTGTTTAGGCTTTGTAACAACTCAGCATTTTTTGATTTCTCAAATTCAAGCTTTTTGTTAACGTCGCCCTCTTTTTCGAGCAATTCATTTTGAAGTTTTTCATACTTCGCTTTCATTTCTTGAAACCTACTCTTATTCCTTTTAGATTCTTCTAACAAGCGAGTGTTAACGTCCTCTTTAGGGTTTTCTTGAGTAATTGTTTCTTGAGATTCAACAGGTTCCTGTTGTGGTGTCTGAACTTCTTCCGACATGATTTACCTCCATTGTAATCGTAAACTAAATTTTTGTCACCTTTGTTTGCGCGCTGCTATTCTCGCCGCTCGCCTTAAATATCTGACTATAGTGTTTTCAATAGATTTTTTAAATCTTTCGCCCCTGTTCGAAGGTAGCAATCTTCTAATAACCTTGCCTCGTCCTGCGCCTAAGCGGTTGTGATAGTCGGCGGGTTTCTTATTTCTAAATCTAAGTACAATTGAACTACTAGTTGAGCTCACTTGTAAAGAATTGAGCATCTTTCCCGATCTTTTCATGTCTACCGGTCGAGTCCTACCCTTTATTCTGGCGTAGCCCTTGGAGTATTTCTTAAAGGTCTTGCCCTGAACAGGCGATTTGCCAGACTCAATTGTATTTCTGACTAAATTCTTTAATTCCTGTTGGTTGCCACGGCTTAGAAATTCCTTCTTTAAAGAAGGCAAAAGCGTTTTAATCGTTAGCGATTTAGTTACTTTTAAGCCCATTAAAGAAATTCCTTAATCTTTTTTGTGAGCTTGCGTTTTATCTTAGGTTTGAAATTGCCGCCTTTTTCTGGAATTATTTGGCGTTTACCAACCTTGCCTTGTAAAGTCGGGTGTCCTTTCATATTGGTGTGATGCCCATAGGCCTTTGCTGCATTTTCAGAATCAAATACGCCGTACTCGATGCCGTCGCGATAATTCTCGTGAAGTAAATTACCTCTAAGCTCACCCGTATCAAACAGGTATGAGCTTGTGCCGTCTTTTAATTTCTTTTTAAACTTACCACCCTGAGCGGGCGAGCGTGATTGGTCGAGTTCCTTATTCACTTCATTGTTTAAAGTGAAACCAACCTCGTCCTTGATGTTCTCTTTTCTTTTTTTAGAGAGCTTCTTATAGGCTTTGTAATCGGACTCATCCAACAGGTCTTTAATCCTGACCCTTGATGTCATCTTCTTCTTGCTGATCGCCAAAATTAATCCTTAAGCTTTTTTGCTCGTTTATTTTTTCAATCTTATTTTGTGCCGCCTCATCACCCATATTTGGGTCAAGAATCATTAATGCTTCGTATTTTTCGATTAAACCAAGTGAAAGTTTTTTCTCGATGATTTCAAGTAGCTCTTTTTCCGACTGTAATGGCCTAGGCTTTTTAAAAATTACGCTCATATCTTCCGACTGATAACGAGGACCGCCAGTTAGCTCATTGAACGCTTTAATAATTTTTAGCAAATGGTTCTCGCATAACTGAAAGCTTTGTTGATTCTCTTCAATGATTTCCGTCGTGTCCATTTGGCTTAAGAGCCGGTCGAGTCCCGATGTAAACTTATTTTGCCCTGAAACCTCGCCGCTCAATCCATGTTCTCTTAGTGTGTTCATGGCGTATTTATCAAAAACCTCTAAAGACTCGGCAATGTTTGGGCTAGGCGTAATATACTCTGCACTTGTCTCTGGCTCGTCTTGTCCAACCTGCGGCAATGGAAGATATACAAAAATACCCTGTTGAGAAATATCGGGAACAGTTTGATCTTGCGGGTGCTTAAGAATAAGTTGTCCAAACGTTTGAACTGAAACGCCTGACATAATAATTGAATACATTGAGTTAAGCGTAATGGTTTGGTCTTTAAGCGGATTAAATGCAGGGCGCTCTCGCTCGTCACCTTCCTGAGAAAAAACCGCTGGAATAATGCCAAGGTCGTTTACACCGTCCTCGTTATCAAGTAATGGCTTTTCTTCAAAGCGATAATCGCCGCCTTGGTTGGATGAAATTTTAACGACCTTATGCTGTTTGTCGGTCCACAACCCAATGTAAAAAGAATCGTCGTCTTCTGGCTCATCCTGTTGCAATAGCTCGAATTGATCGCCGCGAACCTGCACCTCACTCTCAATGTCGCTACCAAAATAAACCGCAAACAATTCAGTCTGACCAAAATCGTTAACAATTCGGGTAAACTGAGAAGGTCTTAACGCTCTTAGCATTGGAACTTGCTCGCCTACTTCGTTCTCATAAAAAGAAAACCACAAACAAGAATAACGAAAGTAATTACGATAGGTATCAAAAAGTCGCCAGTGCCATAATGCCTTCATTTCTTTTAATTGCGCTTGGTAAGCCTTCGACTCAGTGTCATTTGCAAGCACCCTTAAGGGTTCTTCTTTATAGGCCTTTGCCCTTTTGTCGGTAATCTTTGCGGCAAAATTCATCTCACTAACTATGAAATTTTGATAGGTTTTGGGATAAAGTCGCTTAATTTCTTCTTCGACGAAAAACCTTAAATCACCCCTAAGAACTCTCCACTGCCTATCAATTTCTTTTCGGTAGCGGTCTTGCTCTGGGTGGACAAGTGATTCAATGATTCTGGATAACTGGTTTTGATTGTTTAAGTCGTACATTAATAAGCCTGTATTGCCTTGGGTTTCGTTTTGAATGGGTTTATGGTCCTGTAAACTAAGTAGCCTAGTGCATCCGTGATGTGGCCAAGTTCAGGACTAATTAAATCAGGTTTGTTTGTTCCTTCCTTATAACTCAACGTGTTCAGATCACTTCTAGTGTACTTGCAATTCTTGGTAAAAACAATATTACCATGATGTAACTGTGTGTTTACTGCGCTATATCGGTCAACTCTAAATGGGTTATTTGCAGATCTAACCTTAAATCCGTTCTGTTTTAGAATATAATGATCTGATTTGTTTGAGTTTGTCGTCTCTTTTTTACCGGTTGAGTCGGGACAGACATAGTGTCCTGTGCCGTATTTGGCAATAATCTTATTGCACAAGTCCTGAGTGTTTGAGTTTTTTAAGAAAAATTCATCAAAGATCGTCAGCCGCTCGCCGTCTATTTGTCCGACAACGGCAGTCATTGGGTCGATATTAAAATCGATCCCGATCCAAATTGGTCGGTCTTTTTTAATCTCGTAATCATCAATGAGATTCTTTTCGTCGTTAAATGCGTAATAGATAAGCCCTTCGTCTGCGTCGGTGTACTGACCTAGTAGAAAACGCTGGCGCTCTTTTTCGGGCATTGCATTTAATGTTTCTAGGTAGTCCTCGTCGATATTCTCGATATTGTCAGTCGGGTTCATTAAAAGACTGACGTATTTTTTGGGGTCTAATTCTTTTTCTGACTTAGGGTTCCAGAGTTTTTCAAACACCCAATAGGCCCAATGCTTTTTACTGGGCGGGTTCTGGTCGTAATAGGCAACGTTTTTAAGTTCGTTTTTTTGTGCAAGGCGGGTTAATGCCATGTTGACTGAATCAAGGGGTAGTTGTGAGCACTCGTTGAAAAAGATAGTCGAGTATTCCTTCCCTAGAATCTTTTCGGTGCGCTCTTTGTCGTCAAGCCCCGCAATCCAAACCTCTGAGCCGTTGGGTAGTAAATAAAAGTAATCAGACTTATTCGGCCTTGCCCCTAGATTGGGAAAGCAAATATCAAGGACGTTTGGAATTGTTTCGTGCCAGACTGACGTTTTGGCGTGATTGAACTTTAGTCTTACTATCAGGTGTCTTGATTTAACTTTAGCTGCTCGAATGAAGACCCGTCTAACATGGTCAAAAGTTTTGCCTGACCTCGACCCACCGTAAAGCATCAAGTGTTTTAATGATGGAGAACCAGCCAGCTTAGTAGCCTCAACCTGTTTCTTGGTTTTCTTAAACTGCTTCGTCGTCTGCATCAATTTCAATTTTAATTGATTGAGTTTGCTCGACTTCTTGCTTGTCTTTCCAGCCGTGATTGTTCTTTAACATAAACTGTGCGAAGTACGCATTATAGCGATTATTCATGGCGTTTGCAGCGATTAATTTTTCCTGTAATCGTTTTGCAGACTTATAAGCATGGGAAAACTCTTCATGAACTTTTGTCCATTCGAGAATGGTTTCATAAGAAACACCGATCTCCATTGCAAAGCCGATAAGCATTGGAAGCTCTGACGCTTCCTTTTTTGCTCCGACTCTTTCGGTCAACGGTACATTGAAATAATCAATTATCTTTTGGCAATACTCTGGCTTGTACTTGGTTGGTCTACCACCGCTCATTGTGCCACCTCGACAAAAGCGGCCATAACTAATTCTTGACCCGATAACTTTCTTTCTAAAAGACTTGCAATGGTTTCTCGTGACTCACTGCTTAAATCAAGGGTAATTCTTGCGCCGCCGTCAATTGTTGTTGTAATTTTGTTTATTACGCACAGAGCTGTGCCGATTTCTTGGTTTTTCATGGACTTCTCCTTATCGTGACTTCTCACATTTTCAGGATAGTACCATGTATTAATCGGTGTCAAATTTTTGTCAGTTTATGCCGAGTATTTCGTAAAGGAAGCAGATCGCACCCCATAAGGCGAAACCGTAAAGTGTGGTTATTTGAACTATCTCTTTTATTATTGCCATTATTCTCCTGAAACGACGCGCTATGCTTTATGTTATTGCCTTAAAATCTGTTAAAATTTTATAACCAAACATAACGCGCCGTGGATTGGTAACTTGCGAAACAACTTCCCGACAATTCACACACCTAAAGATTAATAAAATGAAGTTGCTCCGCAGTTATTATTATTTACCCTCGTATTTCTTAAAATATTCTCTCGCATGCTTGCCGTTAGCCCAGACATTTGGAATATTTGAAACCTGAACTTGGTCATTTTCTTCCAGTTCTTGCAAGCTCGCCCACTTGTAAAACCTCAAACTCTTTTCACACTCTCTTAAGCGTTCATTAACTTGAAAAAGCTCAATCCCCATGTCGCATATTTTTTTATCATCACGCTGGGCTTTTTCCTCGTATTTCCCTAAGCGTTCGAGTAGTTCGTTGATTTTGGATTGTTGGTGGTTAAATACATCTTTAAAAGTTGTTGAACCTCTTATTGATCCTGCGTAAGACTCAAAACTCTCTGTGTACTTGCTCACTCCGCACCTTCCTTTTCTTCGAGGGATTCCAAAAACTCTTCCGTTTTTTTTATCTTATCCATAGAGTGATAACAGGTTAATTCTGGACAAATTAAGGCATCTCCGCAATGTTGCTTTATGTGTTTCACCGCCACCGCCAGTTTCTTTTCTAGCTCGGCAATCCTTTCTTCCAAAACAAAAATTGCAGGTGGTGTTACATGTTTATCGCTCATAGCTCTCCCAATAAAACATATTGACTCCAATCGCAGCGGTGCAAGCCATAAAACAAGGTATCAAGATAACCGCTTGTTAAAATCACATCGTTCTCAATGTCATACCACGCAAACATTATGCTTTCTTCGGTCATTTCCCACCCCAATATATTTAAGTAGTCCAAAAATACCCCTACCCTGTCTTTTTTCTTCTCTGCAAGTCCACTTGCCAGTAGTTGGATAGTAATCTATGTGGTTATCAACAACTAGATGAATACCCCCATTTTTAACCTCATAGGGCACTAAATGTTTATCAAGTAAAGTTAACGCATTTTTCCGATTTCTCTCTTTTTTACGTTCACTATCTTTTTTCATTTCGGGTTTTACGTCACGCCAAAAATCACCAATGTCGCCCACAGTTACCTCCAAAATTTCATTTTATCAATTAGCGTTTCTTGCCTTCTCGCTTGCAAGTGAAAATGGTTGTTGTGATATACGCAAGCCCGAACTTTTAAGTCCTTGCTTGATATTGCGCCGAGGTGACTAAATTGGTTATCGCAAAACCTCAAAAAGTTTTTAATTTGATCTTCTGTTAAATGACTTGATCTAATGTCGACCGCTCGCCCCTCTTCATGGGTTGTGCTGACGGTCTTTACCCCTTCACGGTCACTTTTAATTGAAGTGATAACAAACTCCAATTGGTGATGGTCAAAAAACCTTTTTGAAACTCTTAAGATTATTCTCATGTTTTCCGTTAACTGTAATAAGTCCAAAGGTTCAACGTCTCTTTTAAATTTGGTCTTTCTTTTTTTACCTTCCGACATTTTTATCATTTCATCTTTTAGGCTCATTGGTTGTATTCCTCAATAGTCATTCGCGCTTTAAACAGCTTTTTCTCTAGATTATCGGCTTCCTTTTCAACGTCTGCATACCTGTCAGGATAGTATAATTGCAACACACCTAATGCCTCAAAGATTAAAGCAATATCTGTTAACGTTAAGTAAACTCTTTTCCCGTTCATCGTTGCCCCTTTTTTAGTTTAGCGTTCTTAATCGCCTTGTTAACAAATGCCGTGAAACTTCCGTATTTCTCGACGATTGCCTTATAAACGGCGGGTTCTAGCCTGACGCCATAAGCTTTTTTAACTTCTTCACCTTGTCTGTTTTTTGGCATTATAAAGCCCCTTTTATTTTTTTCTCTTCTCGTTCGTTATCAAAATGGTCTTGCTCGTCAGCCTGATTGAAATCTTTCCAACATAACCCGCAATAACCTCTTTCCGCATCGGTGCGAGCCGTTAGCCGATTCGTGCAATAACTTCCCTTGCAGTAGTCTGCATAATCAAATGGAATACTCATTGCCTACCTTCCTTTTAGTTTTCCGTGTTCGACAAAATCACTCTTATGATCTTGCACAAATTCATCAACAAGCGCCTCTAGTTTCTCTAAAAACTCGGGTGCAACGTGTTCCAATAAAGTGTGAATATCTCTTCCGTATTTTTCGCAATACCACTCTGAAACAGAAACCGAACCGCAAAAAATATATTGCCCATCTTCCATGTCGTAATCAACGTCAATGTCAACAACGACTTTAATCGTTATTACTTCCGCATGAACGGTTAAGACTTCACGGTTAGTCTGTTCTAGTTTGTCGGTTGCTGTGTCGTAAAAAAGAATGATTTCTGCCTTATCCATCGTTACCCCTAAATGTGATACGTTATACCTACTAAGCTAAAAACAAAATTGCAAGCACTATCTGAAAGTTACTTTTTCGCCAGTTGTGCGCTTGGTTAAAGTTAGCACGTTGTCGCATGATATATTGTAATCGTAGACAACAATATTGCTGCCGTCGCACTCACTTTCATAATAAGTTTTACTGTCGGTGTAATATTCAAAAAGAGCTTCGCCGTCTCCGTCAATGCAAGAACCGTCGTCAATAACAACAAGCTCGTAAGTTGTGGCGGGCACAGTTCCAGTTAGATCAAATGCAGCACCATCTTCACGAGTCCAATAAGACGCGGGCTGCTTGCTATTAGTACATGTTCCAGTTGTCTCGTCCAATAAATCGCCGTCACCGCACGAAACTAAAGTTAAAAGTAAAATAGTTGCTAAAAGTTTTTTCATAATTACCCCTTGTTGCTTTTAACTACGTCTTTCTTGAGTTGTTTTAAAACATTAATAAGCTCGTCAAGTTCTTCCACTTCTAAAATTAGTTGTTTTGATTTGAACCATAAATGAGCCTCGTTGTCGTAACCCTCAATAAGCTCATGAACAAAAAATTTTCCGATATCTTTTAATTTAGTTGTTTTCATTGCTTGCCTCTTCTTTTAAATAAACATTGCAGTCTAAAGCTCTATACTCGACTTTATTGCTGTGTAATATCCAACATGCTATTGAATAATCTGTGCCTGCGTACTTTTCAACTTTATGATGATTTAAAAAATCTATTACGACCGTGTATTTTTTCATGTTTACCCCTTTGCTTGGTTCTTAACCATATTACCGTATAACGTTATACATAGCAACACGTTTTTGAACTACTTTTAAAATAAGCGTAATTTCAACTAGATAGGTGGGTGGTCGGGGTCTAGTAAGATAATTTCGCCAGAGACAACCTTTGTTGCCCACTCTGACCCCTCAAGATGCATTGCCAATATTAAAGCTGGCAGCCATAAAGGCGCGGCGAGACATATAAAAATTGATATGATTAGCCTAAGCAGCGACAAAAAAAAATTCACTGCACTTCCCTAGGGTAAATGTTTTCGCTGTCAATTTCGGCTTTAAGCTGCCTGTTAAGCTCAAGGGTTGCGCTTGTGAATAAAATTTTCTCTTTCATGCAATAGGTCTTCTGGCCGTTTTTATAAAGAGTTTTAAGGTCGCCGACAATGTCTTCAAGCTCATTGATTCTTCTCAAGATCGTTAACACCAATTTCTCGAAACTGATATTTCCATTTTTTCGTGTTCTCATCATAAAAAAACCCTCGCCTTTTTAATTCTAACTCTAATCTGTACTTTTTAACAAATTGAGTTAGGCCAATAGCGTGTTTCTCTACGTGGTGAGGTCTACACAAAACGAGAATGTTTTCCGGTCTATCTCTGGCTGGGTCGCCTGCAAAATGCTTTAAATGGTCCCCTTCGCCGCTTAGTCCACAAATATAACAAGGCTTGCCCCTATAACTTGCAGCGAGTTTTTTATTTCTTTTACTCATACTTAGGCGACAAACTCCCATAGGCGTATAACGTTGCATCGTGATGGCTAAATCCTTTTCTTAATCCTTCTAAATATTTTTGCTCTGGTTTGTTTTGCTCGTAATAGATTTTTTCAAGGTCTACCATTTGACCGTTTTTATCAACAAAAAGAAAATTACCGTAATATGCCTCGAAACCTGTTAACCCAACATTTAAAAGTTCTTTTTTAATTTGGTCGGTAAAAAGAACTTTCTCGGGTATTGAAGTAACACACAGGTCGTTTTTTAAACAATACTCCGCAAGCGCAACTAAATCATCTTTATCGTCTTCATTTAAATTTTTTACGCTTAGTAAATCACTGTACGCTATTAGGCGCGACCTTTGCTCTTTGTTCATTTGCTGCCATTTCATAACTTGTCCATCCCTTTAAATAATTCTTTTACAACTTCAAAATCAACCGCCCTTGACTCAGAGTAAATTTTCATTTCTGGATTATAAAGCAATTTCCAGTATTTATATTTAACGTTGCCGTCCCTGTTTTTGATTATATTGAAAAGCGTTGTTCTTACCCCGTTTGTGTAAAAGTTTTGCAGAGAGTAAATATATTCTGAAATATTTGAAATCAACGACTGACCCCTAACGTCTTGCGGGTCAATTAGGTTTTTACTTCCACCGTTTACGCTCTTACCAGTATGCCCAACTATAATTAAAGCAGTATTACCCTTTATGGCTGCCGCTTTTAATTGGTCGCAATAACTAACTTGATTGGAATAGTTTGCAGTCGTGTAAAATCTGGCGGTGGTTAAGTTGTCTAAAAAAACAATTCCGTATTCACCGCTTGAAATTTGCTCAAGTAGAAATTTAAACGAGCCACTTAGTTCTTGCGCGGTGCAGTCCGTTTCGCTAACCAGATCAAATTTTTTCTTTAATGCCGCGCCGTGTTCTAATAAGCCGGTCTGCGCAATATCGTATTTAAATTTTTGGCCCGTTTCTTCGGTCAAATACATCAAAACCTTCTGATTTTTCCCAACCGAGGCTAGGGCGTCCAAAAACATAGTCCTGAGAAGCGTAGATTTGCCCCCTCCGGTCGTTGAAAGCAAAAAGTGAAGGTTAGCCCTACGTAAGCCATTATGCTGCCTTAAAAACAGCAAATTTGAGCTAAAATGAATTTCTTCAAATTCTTGCTTTAAAATTTCAACCTCTGCCTTGGTTAGGTATTTACCCTCTGATTTAATCACGCATAGCCCCATAGTTTTCAAAAGCCCCTAAGCTTTTTGTTGTAGAATCTTCCATGAGAAATTCTTTTACCGCCGAACTGTATCCGATTGCGTTTTTATCTCGCTTTAAAAAACTTCGCAACGCTGCGTCAAAATCCTTATATTTTTTACCGCTTTGCGCAATGTAATCCGCAATTGCGTGAATGTTTCTTGAAACGCAGTTTGGTGAATATTTTTCTGATAGGGATTGAATATTTTTCTCAGTCAATCTTAATGCAACGTGTTGGGCATAATCCTCAATCGGTGGAATTAACTCGGTTAGTCTATCGGGTGTAATAAAAACTTTTTTTATATTTTTTATATTCTTTATTCTTTCTTCTTTCTTCTTATTCTTAGCGGTGGTTTTGCCGCTTCGTGACCGCGTCCGTTTGAAGTCTTTCCCCATTAATTCCGATATAATAGGAGTTTGAATTTTATAAAACTTTTCAGAGATGTTCTCAACATTTAGTAAATCTTGCTCAAATGTTGAGGAAAACTTGCACAAATCTTGAAGTAATCTTTCTGCTTTCTTGGAATATTTGACATGAAAAATTTTGGCTAACTGGTCAATTGAAACTATATAGCTCTCCGCGTCTTTTTTAAATTCTTTACAGAGAAGTTCGAGCAAAAGAAACCAACAGGCATAAAGTTCATGCCCGTTTTTCTCCATTAAAAGTGCTTGGATAAATTGATTTGTGTGTGCGTTTTCATAATGTTTGAACCATTTCATTTTTAACCCAAAAAGGCCCTCTAAGTCTGGTATTTCGCTAGATCAAACTTAAAGAGCCTCATATCTTTTGCGCGACTGAGAGCGCTAGAATTTTTTACAGGTATTTGCGAAATACAGCTTATAATTATTTCACAACACTTGTTTTGTAAAGGGTTATTTAAGCTCTTGTAGTTCAGCAAAAAGAATATTTGCCTTATGGTCGGATAAACCTAGTTTTTTGGCGATTGCGTTAACCTTTTCACGGTCAAGCTTTTTTTCTTCAACCTTCTTTTCAACGACCTTTTTGGTCGCCTTTTTAGTTGCCTTCTTTTTGGTCTTTTTTATTTCTTCCATTTCGGATCCTTGTTATAATTTTCGCCTTGGTATAATACCGTTGCTTATAAGCCAACACAACATGCGCTCTTTGAATAGTTCAAACCTACTTGGTTCTTTAAAGGGGTCGGACCTTTTTATGTTGTCGATAACACAGATATAGAAATCCTGTCTGTCGTAATTTTGGAATCTTTCAACATAACGGCGAACGCTCTTATAATAATTATAAAGCTGCTCTTCCGTTTCGCATGAATAGATTGTTTTGTAAATTTTGTTTTTAAATCTAGTCGGTTTGATGTTTCTAAGTTCAACCGCAAACATATTGCGCCATTTATTTGCAATTGCCTTTTCGTGCTGTGTTTTTGCGTTGATTATAAGTCCCATAAATACCCCTTAAAAATAGTTTGCTTTTTTTTATCGTATAACCTATAGTGTCCAAAAACAAGGGGTAGCCATGAGCGATAAAATTTCAGCATTAGATTTGGTTAAAAAATGGACGGTTGAGGATAACAGCGACCGAGTTATGTCTGACCTTCAGCTAGAAACCATTCTGGCGAGAAATCCAGAATTAAAACCGCAATACATTATAGACTTCGTGTATAAATGTCAGGCAGCGGGCGCAAACCCGCTATCAAGCGAAGCTTATCTGGTTTCTCATTATGATAAATACAAAGGCGAAAAAGTAGGAACGACTATTTTTTCAATTCATTTTCTTATCAAAAAAGCGGTTGAGCTATACGGTGATAATTACGAAGGCTTGATGGCTGAATTTGGCATGGAAGAGGTTTGGAATCCCTTAAAGTGCGACTTTGAGCAGGAAGCGGTTGCGACGGCGACGCTCTATTTTAGGGGGCGAGAGCTTAAGGCAAAAGCCTACTGGTCAGAATATTCTTCAACCAAACCGATCTGGAAAACTAAGGGGCGCCAGATGCTTCAAAAATGCGCAAAAGCAATCGTCTTAAGAGATAATTGCCCAATAGGTGCTGACTGTTATGTGTTTGAAGAAATGGATAAGAGCATCGAAAACGACGTTAAAGTTTTTGAGTCAAAACAATCTATAAACGACGAGGCAATTGCACAGCTACCGCCAGAAGAAAAAGAGATAGGCGGCGAGCTATATCGTTTTGGCTATGGTCCAAGCCATATCAGAAATAAATTAATGAAAGACATTCCTGTTGAAAACTTAGAAAAATATTTTGATAAGCTCGAAGCGGATAGAACCAAGAAAGGTTTAACGTCTAATTACCAAGAAATTTACGATTCAATAAGCACATATTTAGATAGAATTGGGCAATAGCTTCCGTGATGCCCTTGATTGTTTAAGCGGGATAATGTAATACTTGATTACTCGATTATTTAAGTTACCCCTTTAATAATCAAATAGGTTGTCGGGGTGATACTCCACCTCGACGCCTTCTCCTGACCTTTTTGCCCTGTCAAAAATCCAACATAGAAAAATATTCCGATAATGTTACAATTGAAGAAAACACAAGGAAGTGTTATGGGAAGAATAACGAGAGTCAAGTTGCCAAAGAAGGGGGAATTATTTTCCTATTTTATCTGCTCGGATTGGCATACCGACTCTCTGCACACCCCAACTTACGAAATTCTAAAAAAACACGCTAAAACAATTCCGAAAAATCAAAGAGGTTTGGTTATAAACGGCGACTTTATGGATTGCCTGCACCTGATGGCCGATAACACTACTTATAAAAAGTGGGCGAAATCTGTTTATGATATTGAAATGCATTTAATTCCAGAGAGTGAGTATGAATTCACTTGGGCTAATAATATTTTAGATGATTTGCAAAAAGTTTTTGACCGCATTTATTTCATCGCAGGCAACCACGATTGGCGCTATGATAAATGGCTTGAATTTTGCCCCCATCCCTACAAGCATCATTTTGATTATAGAAAAAGATTATACTTAAAAGAGCGCGGCATACCTCATGTTGATTATCCAGACTATTTAGATCTTTCACCAAACCTAACCGTAACCCATGGGACAAAACACGGTAGAAACCATAACAAGCAACATTATGAAATGGTTTACATGTCAGTTATTTATGGGCACGTTCACCATCATAATTGCACTAGTTTTTCGGTTAGGGGTATTCCCCATAAAGCATGGTCGCTGCCTTGCATGAGTGGCCTTGCGCCTGAATATCAAAGAAAAAGAGGTGAGAACAATTGGTCAAATGGCTACGCAACGGTTCAGATGAAGCCAAACGGTAATTTTAACACTTATATTCATGAAATTTACGACGATGAATTATGCTTTCCTAATGGGAAAATAATCACAAATGAATGATTTAAAAATTTTAGAAATGCCCGAGAGAGACATTAATTACGAGCGCATAAAAATGGCGCTTAATGATCTTAATGACCCTTATAAAGAGTATGAAGCAATTCAGGGGATATTTTCGGGGCTTATTGAATTTTACCAAACGTTGGACGCGCCAGAAGCTGACTTAATTGTTTATGATCTCAATAAACTTATGTATTATAACCAAGCTTTTTACGATGATTGGTTAGAGGATGAATAGTTTAAGTTTTACAATTCAGGGAAAACCAGTTTCAACGAACGATTATAAAGCGTCCAGAGTTGTCAGGGGTAAAAAATTATACAGTCAAATGTATGAGACAAAAAAAGCGAAGGACTATAAGGGTTGGATTAGGGAATCGCTTTTACCTCACAGGGCAGATATGTTTAGGTTTGAAACGAATTTTTCTATTTACGAGCACGCGCTTGCTTGCTGCGCTGTTATTTGGCTGCCCGATCTTTTAACTAAAAAAGACACTATAAACAGGCGTTCGATTGATATTGATAACAGTCTTAAATGTTTAATTGACGGTGTGTTTAATAATTTTGACAAGCTTGATGACAAAATGATTTGCGATTTATTTGTGCAAAAAAGAAAAGCGGAAAAATTTTCCGTTGATTTTACCCTTCATAAAGTCTGTTTGAATGATATAATAAAAAGCCCTTCCTTGGGCATTTAAAGCTTCCATGCAATCCCTTAATACATAATAGCATGAAAAAGAAAGGCCCTGCAAAACAGGGCCAGACTTTTAAAGAGGCAAACCAAAAAGCCATTGACGCGAACGCCAACATTAATCACGGTTTGGACTGCAATTATCATTAATCCAATTATAAATTTCTTTTCCCTTGGGTGTGATTTCTTCCGTCCAATCTTTGACATTAAACCCTAACATATCTTCGCAAACAGAAATGTCTACCTCTTCCATTTTTGACAGAGCTTTAAATTTATTCAAATCATATCTCTGACAACCGCAAATAAACTCGCCGTTTAATCGGGTAAAAACGCACCTATCCATTTCGCGATATTCTGGAATTTTGCAGGCGTTAAGCGTCGCCAATAGAGTCAAGATAATCATCTTTTTTGCCATCTTGCTTCGCCTTCATTGTTTTAAGATAAATAATTTTGCCGTTTGTTTTATCAATTACAAGTTGCCCTTTTCTCATGGCAAGCTCAATAACTGGCTCGGCAAGCTCGTCAAATAAATACTTCACTGCAAACTTAACAACCCAAGCCCTAAAACCGACGGTCGCACCTACTATTTTGGAAAGGGCAAGTTCGACCGCCTTGGTTTTTAGGACTGAAAGAATAGCGTTCAATATTCTTTGTCTTATTTTAATGCGCCTTTAATTGCTTCAATGACCATGTCGTCGATGGTGCCAGGAATTGCCGCTGCTAACTTATTGAGAAAGTAATCTGGCTCAAGGTCAACATAAACACCTGCGTCAGCACCTTTTCCGTCGTATTGGATTGTTAGTCTTAGCTTTCCATCTTTAAACTCAAGGTCAAGCCCTGATTCTTTGCCAAAGTCATACTCTACTAATTTTTTTTCACTCATTTATTTTCTCCTGTGCAAACTGAAATCTTTGAGCTTTTCCAGTTTTTCGTTATTTTTACAAAATTCACTTTTAAAATTAATTTCTCTGCATCGTTGATGTTTATCAGTTTCAGCCTTTCCACCAACACCAATGATTAATGCGAGTCCTAAAAATAATGCGAGCATAATTATCTCCTATGAGTAGAGGTTATATCTTTCGAGCATATAATTTCTAACAATACTACCGTCAGCACTACTAATAACTGTTGATGGTGGTAACCAAAATTCTTTTGGTATTGGCTCGAAGGGATTAAGTACCATTTTAAAATATCTGCCACTCATTGATAATGGTTCAAATCTGTCGCCTGCACTAACAACACCAAGTGTTCTTAAACCGGGGCTAGAAGGCGCCCCGCTGGTTAAGGATATATTAAACATTCCAGTTGTTGAATCGTTTATCCTTGATTGATATTGTGCATTACCGCTATCATAATAATAATAAACCGTGCCGGAGCATCTAAAGGTTATATCTTCATTACTATCAAGGTCTGTTGAAGACCATTGAGTTTGCGGCACTGCTATAGTTCCATCTATTGTTAAACTTTGATCTCCTTGTGGCGCCCCGTCATCAAGTTCTTGGTGTGGTAATACAATTAAACGTGCATACTCATCACTGCCAAGCGTGACAGGCGCAGTGTGAAATGTGACCGAATCAGGTTGATGGTTAAAGGGTACAAAAAAACTGTTAGCCATAATTATTCTCCATAAACGTGAACTTGTATTCTTGGTAAAACGTCGCCTGTCGGCAACGAACTAATATCTAATCT